GCAGACAATCTCCGGGTGGTTTAGAAATGCAGATAGCGAGTACAAGCCGAAACTCATGGATCAGATCATGGCTAATCCAGGGACACTAAACGCCGGACTAAATATAGCATATGAAAACTATAAAAATGATATGCAGATAAAGGGACAAAACCCACAATCGTTTGAGAAGTGGGCCGTAACACCACAAACCATGTATAGGGGCGACCGAGGCCAAAACACCGTAGGAGGAGACATATTTTTGTCTTTTACCACCGATAAGAAGGTGGCAGCAGGGTTTACATTAAGCGACTCGGGGAGCGCAGTAGCAAACGTAAAGGATGACTTCTCGAATATAGATAAGTCGAGGATAACAACGGTAAAGGTCCGGCCGATTGATACATGGGGCAGTTATCAGACAACCGGAGAGCAGGAGTATCTTGTTCCGATAAAAAGGGTAAGGAGAAAATAAATGGGAAGAGGGAGCAGTAAGATCAGAGCAAAAACTTATGCCCTTTTTCACGGTTCTCCAAAAGCAGATATAGAGGAATTTGACGTAGAAAAGGCCGGAACCAACACAAGCACATACGAACACTTCCTTTTCTTCACAGATTCAAGGGAAATGGCAGACGAGTTCAGCTATGAGCGCATCCCGTCTCCAAGGAGTTCCTTTTTATACACGAGAGGCAAGCAAGGCAAAGTCTATGAGGTTGACGTAACGATGGAAAAGCCTCTCGATATGACAAACCCAACAGACCAGGACATCAAAAACATCGTTGAAATGAGCGACGGTCTGATTACATACGATAAGGCAAAAGAATTAACCGTGTTGAACAATCAGTTGTTAAAAACCTGCTTCGATTTGGACCGCATAAAGGACTACGGATACGATGGATTCATAGCCAAGATGGACAACAAAGGCACAAAGGAATATGCGGTTGTAAGTAACAAGCAGGCAAAGATCAAGAAGAAGAGGTGAGCAAATGGGCAGAGGCAGTAGTAAAGTCGGAGGAGGCAGAGAGGTTGGCAGCCTCGAACAGAGTGCAGAAAATGTCAGTGGCATCCTGGATGAGTATGCAAGACTTACCAACGGCAGGAAGATTGACGGCGATGCGGTTACACTCGCAGACGGGACAACAATGACAAAGGATGAGTATGACGATGCAGTGAGAACTCTAACCAAGGAATACTTGAATGAGGCAGCAAAGCAGAGAGAGATCGGAGAAAAACTCGGCATAGATACAACTACCGGGCAGGCAATACAAAAAGAGGGTGGATCATCCAGGGCAGCCTCTTCGACCGAACAAAACATTTATGAAATGAAGAACGCCACCCAAAAGCAGGTAAAATCCACGCTTGAAAACGCCCCGAAAGGCACAACGATTGCTATGGAGTATAGCGAGGGTGGAAATACAACCGTTTACGAGAAGGTAACAGAGGACGTATGGGCGGAAACAGTCCTGCATAAAGACGGCAGTGTCTCAACGGGATTTAATAATGGGAACATTGTACGAAGGGTGCAGGAGATCACAAAGGATAAAACAATCACGAAGGGTCTGTCGGAAGCAAAACGAGAGAAATATAACAGAGTTGCAAAGCCTATGATTGAAAGGCGTGTAAATGGTAAATAAAAGTAAACAAACACTAGACAGAAACGGTGAAAAAAAATACACGTAGTATATTGGTGACAATAAATGATAGGAGTATAATATGGGTAGAGGAAGCAGTAAGCTAACCGAGAGTAACGAGAAGCCTTTGGGCGGCGGTGGCGGTGGAAATGGAAAAGACCCGATTACAGTGCAACCTTTTGTACCTAACCCGGAGAACATGACCGCAGCTTTAGGGCCAAAAGGCCGGACGATCAGTCCTGCAAAGGCATTGGAGGGTGCTAATCCATTTTATAGCGGTGAAGGCGGCGCGCAGGGAGACTTTACAGAGAACTGTCAGAGAGCAGTGATCGCATACGAGGCAAGAAGGCGAGGCTATAACGTAATCGCACTTCCAACACACGAAAATGATGATATGCCTATTGCCGGGAAGTGGAAGGAAGCCTTTGAGAATCCGAAGGAAGTACAAGTAGGAAACACAAATCCAAAAACCACGCAGGAAAACCTCGAGAGAGAAATGAAGAGTTACGGCAATGGCTCCCGTGGAATTGTACGTATCCCGGGCCATGTTTTCAACGTGGAGAATGTAAACGGCAAGGTACGCTACCTGGATGCGCAGACGAATACAGTTTACTCTTCAAAAAACGTGTTCTCTCGTGTCGGTAGAAATTCAGATAAAATATCACTGATTAGAACAGACAACCTAAACTTTACAGACACCGCAAAGAGAGCAGTTACTCCGGTAACCGATACCATGAGGAGAATAGGAAGAACGAAGAACAAGAAATAACTAAATACAAGGAGGAAAGATTATGTTTAGTTACGAAGAGTGCAAAGAGATCGCCCAAACAAGAGCGGAAAAGTACAACGTGACTATCAACAAGGCGTATTCTTTGGGGGAAGATTACGTTTTCGATTCAGAGGTTGAATGTGATGGGATATTCCCGGTAGTTGTAAAAACAGAGGACGGTTCCTGCGTCGGCCTTTGGAGGTATGTAAACGAGAATGATATGTCAATGGATGACATGATCGAAAGAGAATTGTAGGTGATCGAGTGCCAAGAGACGGTACAAAAAACCTAAAACCACAAAGCGGCAGAACAAAAGACGAACAAAAGGAAATAGCTCGGAGAGGTGGCATTGCAAGTGGAGAGGCCCGAAGGAGGAAGAAGTCAATGAAAGAATCCCTCGAGGCCCTTCTTGCCATGCAAACAAGTGACAAGTTCAAGCAGGGTTTTAAAAAGCAGGGGATGCTTGCCGGGGATGACATGACAAACGAGCAGGCCTTGCTTGTTTCCATGACCGCGAGAGCCATAGCAGGGGATGCAAGGATGAGTTCTCTCCTGCTTGACGTTCTCGGGGAGAAGCAGAGCGACCGACTGAAGAAGAAAGAGATCGAGATAAAAGAGAAGCAGATGACCGACACCAAGAACGAGGCCTTGGAGCGCCTGGATGAGATTTTGAGGGGATTGCATGAGCAAGCTGAAGATGACGAAAAAACAGAATGAGTACATTCGAAGCGCCGGGTCACGATGGAATCTAAAGGTGGGAGCGGTGCGGTCCGGTAAGTCCTTTGTTGATGTTGTCTGCATTATCCCTACGAGGATCAGACAACGCGCAGGAAAGCCGGGACTTACTTGTATCATGGGAGTCTCAAAAGGAACCATCGAGAGGAATGTCCTGCAGCCGATGAGGGAGATATATACATCCGAGTTGGTGGGAACGATCAACAACGAAAACATGGCGCAGGTGTTCGGGGAAACTGTGTACTGCCTCGGCGCAGAGAAGATGTCCCAGGTTGCAAAGATTCTCGGTTCCTCCATCAAGTATTGCTATGGGGACGAGATAGCAAAATGGAACAAGCAGGTTTTCGAGGTGCTGAAGTCTCGACTCGACAAGGACTATTCCTGCTTTGATGGAGCGTGCAACCCCGAGAGCCCTAATCATTGGCTAAAAGAGTTTATAGACGATCCCGAGTTAGACGCATACATCCAAAAGTATCAGATTTTCGACAACCCGTTTTTGCCGAAGTCATACGTGGATAACCTCTGCAAGGAGTATGCCGGGACCGTCTACTATGACCGCTATATCCTGGGCGAGTGGGCGCTTGCCGAGGGTCTTATATATCCGATGTATAAGGATGCGCTAGTGGATAGCCTGCCGACCTCGGAGGATGGTGAGGAAATGCCAATATCGGATTACTGCGTATCTGTGGACTATGGAACCATGAACGCATTTGCGGCGATCCTATGGGGAAGGATTGGCGCGACATGGTACGCGGTCAAGGAATACTACTACTCCGGCAGGGAAACCGGAACTCAAAAAACGGATCAAGAGTACGCAGAGGACCTTGAAAAGTGGATTGCCGACGTATGGGAGGAAAGAAAGAAGGCACCGATGCACTCGTATTTAGGCGGTTCGACTGTGGGAAGGATTGAAACAATAATTGACCCTTCGGCAGCTTCCTTTATTGCCCTTCTCAAAAAGAGTGAGTGGAGCAAGGTAAGAAGCGCCAACAACGCAGTATTGGACGGGATACGGGACACGGCGGTTGCACTTCAGACGGGGAAAATAAAACTATTGCGGCCTGCTATGCCTAATTGGATCAAGGAGGCAGGCGGCTACGTGTGGGACGATACGGTGGATGAACACCCCGTAAAGATAGACGATCACCTTATGGACTCAATGAGATATTTCGTTGAGACAAAGAGGATTTCCAAACCAAGGAGGGCATGATGCTTACTTACCAGGATTTATTGCTTGTGGGAGAGAATGAAAAAGACAGAATGGCTTTTGTAAAGAGGGTCATCGATCAGCACAAAACAACAGACCTATATCAGACGGCGCTAGTTGCCGAGGATTATGACAAACACCTCAACCGGACGATCATGCAATATCAAAAGATTCTGTATGATGTTATGGGGAGGGCGGTGCCGGATGTATGGACGGCAAACTATAAGCTTGCAAGCAGGTTTTTCAACCGCTTTGTAGTCCAGGAAAATCAGTTCCTACTCGGGAACGGTGTGACATGGACGGAGGAGAGTACAAAGGAACGCCTCGGGGGAGATTTTGACACGAAATTGCAGAAGGCAGGAAGGTATGCGCTTATTGGTGGCGTTTCCTTCGGATACTTTAACCTTGACCACATGGACGTATTCCCCGTAACGGAGTTTGCGCCTCTTTACGACGAGGACAACGGCGCACTTATGGCAGGTGTGCGCTTTTGGCAGGTAGACGCAAGCAAACCGCTTCGTGCGACCTTCTACGAGGTAGACGGATGCACGGATTATGTATGGAACCGAAGGCAGATAGAGGACGGATCATTTGTCTATGAGTCTAGCGTGTTGCATGAAAAGCGCCCGTATATCGATAATGTACGGGTAACAGAGGCAGACGGGGAGGAGATTTATGACGGGGAGAACTACCCCACGTTTCCCATTGTTCCTCTGTGGGGCAATCCTCACAAGCAGAGTGAGATCGTAGGCCTCCGGGAGCAGATTGATTGCTATGACCTTATCAAGTCGGGGTATGCAAACAACGTAGACGAGGCAAGCATTATCTATTGGACTCTGCAAAACGCAGGTGGCATGGATGATATTGACGTTGCCAAGTTCGTTGAGAGGATGAAGAAACTCCACGCCTCACAGACCGATGACAATGTTCATGCGGAAGCAAAGACGATGGATGCACCGTATGCGTCGAGGGAGGCGCTGCTTGCAACTCTTCGGGCAGACATCTACGAGGATGCTATGGCATTGGATACAAAGAACATTGCCAACGGAGCAACAACGGCCACACAGATCAAGGCAGCATATGAACCGCTGAACAGTAAAGCCGATGAATATGAGTATTGTGTAGTCGAGTTCCTGCAGGGGATTCTCGAGATCGTAGGAATTGAGGACAAGCCGACATTTACACGGTCCTATGTTATCAACACGCAGGAAGAATTGCAGTCCATATTGCAGGCGGCGCAGTTCCTTGACGCTGAATATGTGACAAAGAAGATTCTCAACATTCTCGGAGACGGAGACCAGGCAGAGGAAATGCTGCAGAGAATGGCAGCGAACGAGTTAGCAATGGCACAAGCACAATTAGAGGCCCAGGAGGGCAACCTAAATGAGGAAGAGATTGCTTGATGACGGCCACGAGGAAACAGAGGCCGTTCTCGCAACAATCGAGAAGCAGATAAACCGGGAATATGCCCAGGCAGAGAGAGAGATCAAGGCAAAACTTGACGATTATCTTCGGCGTTTTGAGGTGAAGGATGAAATAAAAAGAAAAGCCGTGGCATTGGGGAATATAACGCAGGCAGAGTACGAGAAATGGCGCACCGGACAGATTCTAGTGGGCCAAAGGTGGGCAGAAATGCGTGATTCAATAGCGCAGGACCTCACCAAAACGGATCAGCTTGCGCGTTCCACGGCTTTCGGGCATATTCCCGAGGTTTATGCGATCAATCACAACTATGGGACGTATCAAGTGGAGAAGGCCTCCAAGATTGACACGTCTTATACTTTATATGACCGCCAAACGGTTGAAAGACTCATGCTTGATGAGGAAGGGCGATTTGTTCCCAAGCCGGGTGTAAAATTGAGCGACAAAATAAACAAGCAAAAAACGCAGGCGTGGAACATGAAGAACGTGCAGTCTGTAATGACGCAAGGAATTTTGCAGGGTGAATCAATCGGAGAAATAGCAACACGGTTGAAACCATTGGGAGACACGTTCACTATTGAGGACATAAGAAACCGCGACAGAATGACTGCAGAACAAATTGCAAAAACCCTCGAGAAGAAGAATAGAGAGGCAGCCATAAGGAACGCCCGGACAATGGTGACGGGGGTACAAAATGCCGGGAGGGTGGATTCTTATGAGAGAGCCAAGGAAATGGGGATCAACGTCGGCAAACAATGGCTTGCAACGCTTGACATGAGGACGAGGCATTGGCACGCGGAACTCGACGGCGTTATAAAGGAGACGGATCAGCCTTTCGAGAATGAATACGGTGAGATCATGTATCCGGGAGACCCGACGGCAGACCCGGCCAATATATATAACTGCAGATGCACGCTTATAGCGGCCTTAAAAGGCTTTGAAAGGGATTTATCCGACCTATCTGACCGGAGGGATGAAAAACTCGGTAATATGACCTATGAGGAGTGGAAGGAGGAGCATGAAACGTACTCTGACCCGATCACAAAGCAGGACGAGATAGCCGACATGATGAAGCGCAGCTACATCCAGGATTATAAGTATATCTCTGGCTGACAAAGGAGCAAAAGGAGATTTTTGACAAGGAAAACCCGTTTTGGGCCGATTTTTTCAAGGAGAGAGCATGAATGTTGATGTAAAAGTAACCTCAAAAGTCGATGAAGTCCTCCGGGCCACAAAAGCGGCCGCCGAAAGAGGGTTAGAGGCGGTTGGACTCCAGGCAGAGGGGTATGCAAAGATGATATGCCCCGTTGACACCGGGAACCTGCGCAACTCGATCACGCATACAAGCGACGGAGAGGCCGCGTATGTAGGCACCAACGTAGAATATGCGCCATATGTTGAGTACGGGACCTCTAAAACGAAGGCGCAGCCGTTCCTCCGTCCGGCCGCAGAGGATCACACAACAGAATACAAAGCGATTTTCGAAGATCAGCTAAAAAATGCCTAAACGCATATTCTATTTTTCGAACATATTGACAATAACAAGCCAATTTGTTAATATGAAGTTGTTAAAACTACCATAGCGCAAGGGCAAGAGCAGATAAGCCACAAGCCGATATTTGTACTATTTGTACGAATGTCGGCTTTTTTTGCGTCTATGGACAAAAAATTCTAGGGCAGCACCCCCGTAAAACTGCGAAGGAGGATTTATAATGGCAGATTTTGAGGCAATCATCAAGAAGTATGTAAACGAGGACGGTTCCATCCCTGCTTCAGCTATTAAGGACATAGTCGAGGGCGTTAAAACTGCAGTGGGTAACGAGTTCGTAGGTAAGGAGCGTTACAAGGCCAAGCTTACCGAGATTGATGCACTGAAGGACAAGTTATCTAGCGCCGAGGACGCAGTCACAACCGCTGAAAAGTGGAAAACCAAGTATGAGGAGTCCGAAAAAGCACTCACCACCTACAAAGAGGAGCAGACCGCAAAGGAAACCCGGTCGGCCAAGGAGAAGGCATACAAGGCTCTCCTAAAAGAAGTAGGAATCTCGGAGAAATTCAGAGAGAGAGCCATGAAGGGAGTCTCATATGATGACCTCAAACTTGATGAAAACGGTAAGTTCGTCGATTCTGACAAGCTGACGGCGAGTATCAAGAAAGAGTGGGGCGATTGTATCGCCACCTACTACAAGAGGGGTACAGAAACCGCGACACCTCCGAACAATACCGGAGGCAACGGGATGACGAAAGAGGAAATCCTTGCCATCAAAGACACGGCAGCACGCCAAAAGGCGATGTACGAAAACAAAGAATTATTCTTGTAAAGGAGAAAGAAAATGGGAGCAGAAGCTAATCTGACAAAAGCAGCAGACATGAAGCGTATCAGAGAAATCGACTTTGTGCAGCAGTTTAAGCATGAGAGCCTGGACAAACTGATTGAGGTCCTGGGCGTAACAAGAAAGATTCCGATGATGGAAGGCACCACAATGTATGTCTATACCATGACCGGATCACTCGCAAATGATGGAACAGTCGCAGAGGGTGACATCATTCCTCTGTCCAAGATCGAGCAGGTAAAGACTCCGGTTGGAGAGATCACACTGAAGAAGTGGAGAAAGGCCGTATCTGCAGAGGCGATCGTGAAGAGTGGTTTTGACACCGCAGTTACACAGACCGATCAGAAGCTGCTTTCCCTCGTACAGAGCGGAATCAGAACAGACCTTTTCGGGTTCCTCAATGGAACGATCACCGGAGCAACCGTAGTTACCGGAGTCGGACTGCAGAAGGCACTCGCTAACGCATGGGCAGCACTGCAGGAGAAGTTTGAGGATGACACTGCGCAGGCAGTTTACTTCCTTAACCCTCTGGACATCGCTGACTATCTCGGAAGCGCAAATATCACAGTGCAGACCGCGTTCGGCATGAACTACATCGAGGACTTCCTGGGCCTTGGTACTGTAATCACTTCTTCTCGGATCACACCGGGCGAGTTCGTAGCGACCGCAAAGGAAAACATTATCATGTACTATCTGAACATGAACGGTGACCTTGCAGACTCCTTCGACCTCACCACAGACGAAACGGGTTACATCGGCATTAGTTCCGGTAACACCAACAACGAGAGAGCGCAGGTAGAATCCCTCGTTATGAACGGTATTCAGTTCCTTGTAGAGTACGCAGCAGGTGTTGTCAAGGGCAGCATCGACGATTCTTTTTAAAGGACCTGGGTCTTGGCGCAGAGAGCCAGGGGACAACAATTTTCGGCGCAACAGTTTCTAACCTTCAGAAAAGCGATGTCACAGTAGCAAACGGAAGGGCAACGGGTACGATCAAGTACTTCGACACTCCGGGCGAGATTGTTGACTATTGGGGACCGGGATACTTCTTTGCATTTAAGATCACCAACGAGGATAGCAACTCCACAAAGACTCTTGTAGGCCTCGAGCCGTCCGAAGGCAGTGGACTTGTAAACATCCACGGTGACGTTGAAATGAACGGCATTGCAAAGCTGACCGATCCGAAAACACAGAAATTCAAGGTTATTCAGTCCGATAACGCAGGTCATAGAAACGTGCAGTATTGGGATTTGTCCGGCCTTGTACTTGAAGAGGAGGAATAGGATATGTCCGTAGTAATTGCAAAACCGATCGATAAGCCGAAGGATGAGAAGCCGGAGGCAAAGAAAAAGAAGGGCAAGGAGTAATATAGGATGCTATCTGAACTGTGCTTATATCTTCATAATTGGTTCAACTTTAACCAACCGCAGTACTTCGGTATGTTCAAGATTGAGGACGGTGTGCTTATTTCCATGAATGACGGAGATATGGGCATTGTCGAGAATCAGTACTACCGGATCATTGGGAGTATGTTCAATGACGGAGTATATAAGCACGGTTCGGAGCAGCTTACGGATGAATCGTTCGACGGTGCGGTGTGGCTTATGGCAGTACCGAAGGACGTTATCGCTCTCAATGCGGAAATAGACGCATGGCAGGCCCAATATGGGGCAATCGATAGTGCAAACATGAGTCCGTATCAGAGTGAGTCATTTGGTGGGTATTCCTATTCAAAATCAAGTGGTGGGAGTTCATCGGGACTGTCCTCTGTCCCCACTTGGCAATCGGTGTTTGCTGATCGATTAGCGAGGTACAGAAAAATATGAGTCTTATAGATGACATGACCGAGGATTACATTATTCTTGACAAAACCACGGTCCCCGATTTAATCGGTGGCTTTTCACCTAAATATGTAGAGGGCGCGACTATACAAGGCGCGATGACATTTGATACCTCACTGCAGGCACGGGTAGCCGGAGCGCAGGGCGTGTCCTCTGTATATACTTTCACAACGAAAAAGAACGTCATCCTGCAGTTTCATGATGTTCTAAAGAGGAAAAGCGACAAAAAGATATTTCGGGTGACCTCTGACGGTGATGATAAATACACACCGACGAGCGCGAGATTGAATATGCGCCAGGTGAATTGCGAGGAATGGACCTTACCGGAGGAATAAGATGCAGAAAGAAATGGCTATACAAAGGTTTTGGAGTTCTTTCGGCGTACCTGCCTACGATGAGAACACGGTCCCGGAGGATGCAGCCTTACCACGGATCACATATAGCGTAGCGATAGATACGTTTGACCGTGTAATATCCATGACGGCCTCAATATGGTCGAGGAGTAAGTCCTGGGTGCAGGCCACGGAGATCAAGGACCTCATAGAGGAAGAACTCGGAAGGGGAGGATCAATCGTCAAGTATGACGGTGGGACTCTTTGGATGAAGCCGGGAACGCCATTTGCGCAGCGCATGGGAGACACAGACGATTCTATCCGTCGGATAGTACTTAACTTGGAAGCAGAATTTACTTCATAGGAGGCATTTATGCGAGGGAAATATACGCAGGTCCCGTCCGATACGTTTCAAAAGCTTGTTATGAACGCCGGGATTATGGCAAAGGGATTTAATCCGGCCACGGGCGCAGTAACGGGCCTTCTTGGTGCCACAACGGGCGGCCTTACATTTGAGGCTACACCGACATACCAGGACTTCGGCGATGACGTGGACAACTTACCGAAAAACACAAAGGAAATGAAGCAGATCACCGACATTGCAGTACATGCAAGCGGAACGCTGCTGACTATTGACGCAGCTATGGCAAAGAGTCTTATGGCTGCAGCAGACATCGATAGCAACGATGCAACCCACATTATCCCGAGAATGAACCTTGTGGACAGTGACTTTGAGGATATTTGGGTAATCGCTGACTACTCCGATGAAAACACGGGTGCGAACGCAGGCTTTGTGGCGATCCACATGATGAACGCACTTAACACGGGCGGTTTCAAGCTTACCACCGGAGATCGTGCAAAGGGACAGATGGCCTTTGATTATGAGGCTCATTATTCTATGGAAGATCCCGATGCGATCCCGTATGAGGTTTATGTGAAGTCCGGCGCAACCACGGTTCCGAGCATTGAACTCAATACGCACTACACAACCGTTGTGGATGAAGAGACCGTTACACTGAAGGCGACAACGATCCCGGCAGGTGAGACCGTGACATGGACCTCCTCTGACACAGACAAGGCAACCGTTTCCGGTGGCGTTGTAACTGCAAAGGCAGAGGGTAGCGTCATTATCACGGCTTCGATCACTGTTGATGGCGTTACCTACAATGATACCTGCACAGTAGTCATTGAGGCAGCCGAGTAATCACAAACAATTAAAGGCAGAGGGTTTATTCTCTCTGCCTTTTTCAAAAAAAGGGGGACAACATGAAGAAATTAAGCGAATACGAAAATGAAGAAGCGTTAGAAGTTCTTGCAGATTTGATTGACCCGTTGGCAACGATTGCCCTGGATAAAGAATTAGTGGCCGACATCCGGGCGAACTTTAAGAACGGCGCGGAACGTGGGCGGCTAATCAGTGACACGATCAAGAAGCACAAGAAGGAAGTCATCCGTGTGCTTGCAGCATTGGAAAGAACGCCCGTGGAAGAGTATAAGTGCAATCTGATGACTCTCCCGGCGCAGATCATGAACATTCTGA